GATAAGGAAGGTTTGATCAACTTTGTCGCTAAGTATGGATTTGAGATCAAGGATGAAGGTAAACCATTTTTGTTCACTGAATTTGGTGTTGATAAGGCTACATACTTATCACATTATCCAAAGAAATTAAGCATTACGGTTGATGGGAATGACGTTAGTGTTCCTGTTTTAGATAGAGATTTGAGAGTTGCATTCTCAAAGTTCTTTGTTGTAGATAAGGACAAGTATGATATTGACCCTCAAGGCTTGAGTAACATGTTTTCAACATGTGTCTCATATCTGTGTGTTTTGTTCCATAATCACGAACTGGCAACATACATGAGGATCGTCCTCTCTTGCATTCCTGTACAGTACCACGTTTTTAATGTTGATGATCCAGAGAAAAGGTTTAGACACAGGCTCGGTAAGTTTGTAGATGAAATTCCTTCTGATATTTCTAATAAGATAGGTCCTGACTTTTTCCTATCCTTGTATGGTGTTAAAGGTAATTTGTTGCCTGGAGTTATGAAGATGGAAGGACCAGGCCTAAAATTACTTGGAGGTATACAAAAAGCTAGGGATTACATTAGCAAGCGTCTGGAGAGGGGCGACTTAACTTTTAAGAATTATCACAAGATGAAATGGTAAGTCAGTCTCTGACTTACCTCGGTTGTCCATTATCCGTACCTTTTGGTAGAAAATGGATATTGGTATTATGAATGTATGCTAACACATCATGCGGCGAGTCATCTTTATAAGCACCCTTAAAACCTATTCAGGAAATATCTGGGTAGGATTGGAAGATGATTGGTGTATCATTGAGAATCCATGGCCTCTTTTGGCTGATGGTGATGTTGATAAACTTCATACTGGAATACTTATGTGGGATTATAAAAATTCATATGATGTTAGAGAGTATTTTAGTATCGAAAGCATGACTCCGGAGGAAATTCGCAGAAAATGGATTGCTGAAGCACCCCATGTCCAGGAAAAGAACTTCTCTTTATCTGGAAACTAATTCTACAGATTCTTCCAAAAATAGTTGACCGTCAACTTTAAACGGTTATTGGTATTATGAATGTATGTACTCCAAGGCATGAGAACTGTTATACTAATTTGTGTCATTACCTGTGGTAATGAAAGTTGGTTTGGAATTGAGGATGAATGGTATATTGTTCAAGATATAGAACACTTACTTTCTAATTCGGCGATAACCAAGCTCCATTATGGTATTGTTTGTGATAAGGAGTACCCTAATTGCCACAATCTAAATATTATTGGACTTGGATTAGACAAACACTCTCCTGAGGAAGCAAGGAAAATCTGGATGTCTATTAGGAACAAAATTAAGTTTTGTCCTAGACCGAAGGAAATTCAGCATGATGAATGCAAGTTCGACAACGCAAATCCTGAATTAGGATTTTAAGTTGTTTAAGATGTTGGGGCCAGCCCTATTAAAACTGGTATTGGTATTATGAATGTATGTATCACACACCATGTCACGCCCAATTTTATTCAAGCAGTATGGACCACAAACTCCGATTTCACGTCCTAAACCTCCAGTGTCTGTTAGGAAAACTAATTTTCTAACTAAATCAGTTGATCCTCTAGGCAATGAGTTTTACATGAGATGGGATGGTCAGTGGCATTTTGTGAGAGATTTGAATGCAATTGTTGATAGTAAAAACATTCTGCTTCACTTCTCACTTCTACCGGAGATGGAAAATTGTTATGACTTGTCAGGTGATAGAAGGTTTGTTGGTATTACCGATCCTTCAGTAATCATTTCTACCTGGCAGAAGGAAAGCAATGAGTCAGGTGATTTTATTTGTATGGGACCTGAACAATGGCATTGTATTATTTGTAACACAACTGTTTCTGGCACTTCTAATTTGACACACCATGTCATTGGAAGGGGCCATCAGAATGCTAAAGTGTCTAGAAATTTTTCTAGTAATACTCCTGTTACTTTAACACAGATATTGGCCAGCTCTAGTCATAATTTCTTACAAAGGAATAACTGACTATCTATATTTAGTCGGTGGGACTTACAAAACCATAATTGGTATTATGAATGCCTGTTAAAACTCATCATGCACAAATACATCATCCTTTTCGTAATGTTGGCCATTCTAGCTATGTGCACACAAGCTCAAACATGTACTCAACATAACCTGAGCACAGCTAATATAACCAGCTGTGTTGGTTCCACATGCACTGTAACTAATATGGCTACAATTAGAATGCCAGCCTATACCAATAATCAATTATGCTTAACCGATTCAGATGGTACTGAAATAGTTGCTGGAGTTTCTTTTGCACATTATGATTTTGCTCTAGTAGATACTTATCGTGCCTATGATATATCTTACAATCGTACAAGCCAATGTTGGTGTGATGGTATCTTTAGAGACAGGGACTATTGTTCTGTTTCAGGTCTTTCGAATCTTGAGGAACATGATGTATTCGCAATTGGGCATGTTTATCTTGCAGGTGCTTCACCACCTGCTGGCTGTCCTTTGTGGTCAAAAGGTGCTAATTGGTGTAGCTTATTTGATGTGAAGAACTCTGGTTCTTATGTTCTTGGTAAAAT